TCGTCGAACATCAGTTCATTCTGGCGCGCAACCGGCACCCATGATGATTTGTCCTGACGGCGGGAGACGACTGCCAGACAGGGAAAAATAATCGCGTTGGTGTCTTCTTCGCTGAGCGCTGCCAGCTGGTCGGCTACTTTTGGCAGAACTTTTTCAAATATCGCGCTGTAAGACTCAGGATCGGCACCGGCACCGCCCTTCTTTGGAATCATGTCGCGAATGCTGCCATATTCCGCCAGGAGCCCCGCCAGCACGGGAAGCAGTTTGCGCGACACTTTCAGCTGATCGAAAACGCTGAGTTTCGAGGTGCGATAGTCGGTGCCTTTAATCTGAAATTCCATCTGTTAATACTCCCCGAGCAGTTCATCAATTTTGATGCAGTCAAATACCCAGGCAACCATGCCCGCTACTTTCGGATTGCTGAAATCCGGCTGTTTCTGGAACGCACATCCGCGCGCAGTCACCAGGTCACCCGATGCTGTGTTACGCACCACGATAACGTTGTTGCCCCAGAGCGTTGATGAAAGGCTTTGGGCGTTGTACATGATCGACAGCTTTTTATTGAGGGGCGATGTTTTCAACAGGTTAACGGTAACGGTACCGGCTTTACCTGCATGCAGGCTGTGCATACCTTCGCCGTCCGCACCTGTTGTCATGGTGTTTTTTGCCTCTGACATGGCGACTACGATCCCCTCATCGGAGTTCGCAGAGCCATAACCCAGGTCAAGCGCGCCGGATGGCCCGGTAAGGGACGCCGTGACGTCCATAAATGAATAAGTAGGCATCAGTTTCCCCTTAGCGCACTACGTTGATCATGACGTCGCCATAATGAATGGCACCGGCCAGCTTACAGGCCACCTGTAAAGGCGGTGCTTTACGCTTCCCACGGTCAGCCTGGGCCTGCTGGGCCATTGGCTGAATATAGGCGTAATAGCCTTTAGTCAGTGTATCGCCGGACGACAGTTCGCCCAGCGGGCCACCTGTCCAGACGCCTGGTGCAATCAGGCCATTTGTTACCGCCTGGTCCATTGAATCCTCTACGTTCGCGAGCAGGCGCGTACCGCCAGCGTCGGTCTGTGGGATTTTGTTCAGGGAGGTGTAGAGCAGGTTAAAATAATTGGTCTGAACATAGTTCTGCAGCCAGTCAAGGCCGTGGCGCTCGTCGAAGAAATCGCCGTTTGCCATTACACCCTGCTGCAGGATTGCGGTGTCGTTGGCGTAGTACACAAACACATTACCGTTAATGGCATCGATGGCGGCGGCCTGCGGGCTGGTCAGCACCTCGTAAGTGATGCCCGGCTCCTGTTTAAATTTCAGCGTAATGGCGGTATTGAAACCATTGAAATTTACGGTAAAGGCCCGACCAAACGCGGAAATTGCCGCGTATTTGCTGGTGGAACTGTACTGCCAGAACGTGCGGCCAAAGCTGCCCGCTTTCAGTTTGTAGCCGATATTCGACGTATCGCCCGTATTAAGCACTTTCGGATCGGACGTGGATACTGCCAGGATGCGGCTGACGCTGGCACCCTGAACCGCTGCCGCCACAGCCAGCAAATCAGCATCCTGCAGGTTCGCGCTGTCAGCAATTGCCAGGCCATACCAGTTGTTAAACTGCAGGGCGGCATTTACGGCCTGCAGCATGGTTTCAGCTGGTCCCGCCTCGGAAGATTTGAGCGTTTTAGCCCAGCGACCGATATAAACCTGCGTTGGCGCGGGCGACTGTGAGAAATAGACCAGCGCTGCCTGATACTCCGGGCTGTCAGTACCGAAATCGCTGCCGATATCGGAGGATGAGGTATAAAGGCGAATTCGCTCGGACACAGGGATAACCGTTGATGTGCCGAGAATGAGCAGCGATCCAAAGTTGCGCCCCGTTGCCGCCGTTGGCGACAGCAGCACATCAACGTTGACCACGTTGGATACAGGTAATCCCTGTGACATAGGTTACTCTCCGAAGATTGAAATTTGTCCGTCGATGAGGCTTTTAACCCCATAATCGCGGATCACTTTACGGCGCATGCGCACGGTGACGTCGTAGCGACGCACCCACTGGTTGTTGATGAGTTCGGGGAATGATGAAACGGGACTGGCATCAAAAAATGACAATCCGATGCTGTTTAGCTCTGCGTTGTTCTGGGGGATCTGCATGCCATCGCGAAACAGCGTGGCAATTTGCTGGCTCGACGGACCATAAAAAGAAGCCATACATTCGACAATTTCATGGCGCCACATCTGGGTATCGTCTTCTGACTGCTGCACAAACGCCGGGGAATCATCGCCAGTAAAACCGGTGATCCCGAATCCGCACCAGTTAACCTCCTGCGCAGGCATTGCCGCCTGAACAGGCGTCCAGCGCGGTCGTACCATCCCGTCAGGAAGGCTACAAAGCGCTTTAACCCATCGGCTGAGCAGACGTTCAAGCGTTTGATCGTAAGCCTGTGGCGCGCTGACAGGCGTCAGATACCCCGCCTGCGTGCTGTCATTGCTCATTTGCGCCACCGTCAAACGGCTGTAGCTCACAGTGAGCCTGAACAAAACCGGCACCATATCGCGGATACGGATCAACAAAGGTGACACGGTAATCCGCGCCAGCGTATTCAACGATATCCGCATCCAGCGCGGTTTTACCGCTGATTAACCGGGTCGGGGTAATGACCAGAATTGCCCCGGCGATAACCTGGCCGGCTTCCATACGCCGGGCCTCAAGGGAACGGTCAACCGTCACAACGCCAGCAAACTGCTGTCGTGTGACCTCATTAGACGCCATCCCGTCCGCATCGACCGTCTGCGCGTTACGGCGGTACCATAATTCTGTGTCGCAAAAATCCGGTGACATCAGCACATCGGAAACATCAAGAGTTGGCATTTTTAGCCCTCACGACTGAGGTAATGGCGCGCCGGTACTGTCCAGTATCAATAAGCGGTCGAGCATTGGCATTATCCGGCGCCGCCCCGGCAGCACGGCTTTCCAGTTCGAGCGCTGCACCTTTACGCCCGCGGCTCGCCCGGGCGGCAAGCGTGGACTCCGCCAGCGGTGTGAAGTTGGTGATGGTGATATAGCGCTTAACACCGTTGGCGGCTAAAACGCCTGCACGATTCAGGGCCAGATCAGCAGCCGCGGCGTTACCGCTGAGCGCAGCCTGTGCCGCCGCGCGCAGTTCCGGTAATGTCTGGTCCTGAACGGAACGCACGCCCGGCACAAGATGAGGGCGCGCCGGTATGTTTTGCTTAGGCGAACCGTTTTCGTTGATGTAGCCGATCCCGGCATTGCCGAAAGGCACATCATCACGCTCGCTTTTTTCTTCCGGAATGCCCACCAGCACATCTTTATCTGCAATGGACTTAAGCGCGGCTAGAATGGCAGCAGCATTATCGCTGCGAATGGTGAGCCCCGATTTCATAGCTGACGACCTCCGGCCCCGAACATGATGATCAGTTGCCAGAACTCAGCGCCATAGCGCGTGTTATTCCAGAATCCCGCGTCAGGGTTCAGTGTCGCGCCGGTGTCATAGCTCACGCTGACCTTATCGACCGATTTCGACGCCTGCACGCCGTTGGTTGAACCACCCGCACCGCCCATCAATGCCGCCTTAGAGTCAGCCAGCCAGAGTGTCATGTAATGAGCGACAAACAGGCCCGCCAGGTAAGGAAACATCTTTTTACCCGTGGTGTTTTCACTCAGCATGATGTCGGCAAGGTTAAGGCGGAAAGTGATAGGAATATCGGGAAATTTGGCCGTATCGGCGAACTGAGGAAAAGCGACGCGAAACTGTTCTACCGTGGGTAGCGTTTCATTCTTCGCCATATTATTTTTCCTTAACAGCTTTTTGAGCGGCATCCAGCTGTTCTGAAAGGACAGAATTGGCTTTATCCTTAGCTTCGATCTGCTCATTCAGATCAGCGATGGTTTTGGCCTTTTCATCCAGTTCAGTTTTAAGGCTGTCGATCTGCGCCTGTAATTCCTCATCACTGCCACTGGTTGACGTTCCGCCCGTTTGATTAGAATGGGCAACAACAAACCAGTGCTCTGCAACGTCTTTATCTACGTTGTGACGGCCTGCATCGAATTTAACCTTTTCCCCTTTTGTGTCCGTAAAGGTAAAAGGCGTGTGAACCAGAATTTCTACCTGTGTTTTTTTTGCCATATCAGGCTCCGGTAAAGCCCCCGCAGGGGCTTGTAAAAGGGGATCAGATGCCGTCTTTATAGGCAATCGTTTCGCGGTAAACCGGCTCAACTGCGCCCAGCTTGCCATAATATGTCACCAGCTGATAAAGGCCCCGATACTGGATCGGGATACTGCGCAGCGCGATGAGCGGATAACGCACGTATTTTTTATCGTTGGTATAGGCCACCATACGGTCTTTACCGCCTACGCCCCGACCGGCCAGCCATTTAACAGGCTTAATATCCAGCGGCTGACCATTGTTATGGAAAGCGATGGTATTTGTTGCCAGGTAGGTCAGAAGCGACATGTTGCCCGCCTCTGAAACCTTGCGGCTGGCCAGTAATGAATACTGGATCGGCGGAATGCGCAGGCTTGACGGCACTACTGAATAAGCAGATGCCAGCCAGCCATCGGTCAGAATAGAGTTAACGCTATCCAGAATTTCATCGTTGGTAGAGTTAGCCCACGTTTTCGGCGCGTTATTGAGACTGACGCCATTGAGATTGAACAAGCCTTTGAGGTTCAGCGCGGTGTCACCTACATAAACCTGTTCGTCATTGTCCATCTGCCACTTGAGTTGCATGCCTTCATACTTCTGGGTGTCGATCGGGCGTCCAACCTGTTCAGCGGCCTGCAGTTCGATAACGGTCCAGCCCAGTTCCATGCCCCAGAGGCTGAGAGGATTACCGGCTTTATCGATATCGACGCTCACGCCAGCAATGGCGGTCGAGTCTTTACCTACCCAGTTTTTGCCGTTGGGATTCGCACCGGAACCGGCTGCGCCAAAACTGGTGTTGGTCCAGCTTGAGATATCGTCGGCAATTGAAACGTCTTCGCGTAACTGGATGTCACGCGACCAGGTGTAGCTAACCAGAGGCGCATTCAGTGTCTGGTCGAGGCGCTCAAGCTCCCCAACCAGAAAGGCACCAGTACCATCAATGGTGCGTTGGTCAAAAGTCTGCATTTTCAGTCCTTAAATCTTGTAGGAAATTTCGGCGTTGCCGTCGGCATCGCCCGCACCAATGAACTGCGCATTTGGCAGCACGACCGTTTTGCCGTTGATGGCAGTAGCGGAGAAGCCACCCAGCGGCACATTGATGGATGAATCAAGACTGACAACGACGTTTACCGCCGCGCCCTTCGTGATGGTAGTGGCATCCGCGCCAACGCTGACCGTCATATAGCCGCGCTTCAATGCATCGCCGGGAAAGTTTTTATCTGCGCCAACCTGGCGAACCATGTCAGGCGTAGAAGTTGTGGGGTAAGGACGAACGTAGATGCCCTGAAAAACAGCGGCTGTGTCGCCGTCGCTAAGAGGGACAAACATACCGTTGACGAATTTGCCCACCAGCCCATAAGCAGGGAAAGGATTGGCTGAGTTCAGAATGACCGGCTCGACCGTCAAATCCTGCGGGCGTGAGATTGAACCGGCCTTGCCAACAGGCATCCGGTAGAGAAGTGCATTGCTCATGGATTTTCCTTAGCG